CATCTGACCATTAGCACCAAAACCTGTACCCCCTGTTGTCCAACTAACAGACCATTGTATTCCACCAATAGGGAAAACCATATTAGTAGAAGATGCTATCTGTATTGAATAGGTACTATCATTCCAAGGTACTACAATTAGTTGTTTGTTTCCTGTTCCTGTAACTTCTCCTACAATTTGAGACCCATCCCTTATTACCCTAATAGTGTATGCATCAGTTGTATTTGGTGGTGTTACATTTAGATTTAAAAAAGATATACTGTAAGGTGCTTGTGCAGTTAAAGCTAAAATACCATTTGAAACATTAGATGTAGATGGCTGACAATTAGAAACAGGCACACAAGTAGTTGTTCCTAATTCTGTTACCTGAGTAAAATTCTGTAAAACTTGTGATGGTGAATCTACTGAGCCCTTCTTTCTATGCAACCATAAAAACAAATTACTAAAATCAGTATTACTTGGCTTATTAAAAAAATCATTTGAGAAAGTTATTGTCTTACCCCCTGCAAAAGTTTCTGCTTCTATGGCATCTATAATAGCTTGTAGTTTTATAGCATACTTAAATTGATTCCATTCAACACCATTTTGATTTCCTGTTCCTGATCCGTGATGTGATATATTATTAATTTTTGATTCAGGATCAAATTGTTGATGACTAGAACTATCGTAAATTAATCTATTTGTGTGAGTGATTAATGGTACTATTATATTACCACTATTTTCTGCATTTTGCATTGCATCAGATACATCATCAAAGCTATAAATTTTATTGTATTGTGCTAAATCACTTAATGAAGATAATTGGCTTTCTGCTAGAATATCTTTTAAGTTTATTGTATTTCCAAAAAAAGTAATGTTATAAGTATGTGCTACGTTATTTTTTAACTTAACACCATTTAATTTTATAGCACCCTGTTTAAAAGGTAAATCATTTAATTCTAATGTTGCAGGTTGTTTACTTCTAGCATCGTAACCCCCATTTATATCAAAATTATAATAATGTTTAAATATCTTATTATTTACACTAGATGCAGGGACGGCAAATGTTTTAGTAAATTCAGTAAATATCTTTCCAATATCCTTAACATTCTGTAAAGTTTGTGTAAGTGAAACTGATTCATCTTTAAATAAATCTACCCTTTGTCCCTCAATGTATAATTGTAGTTTTTGCATCTATCTAATATTATTTATGTAATCAAATGCTTCTTCAAAGTTTATATTATATTCTATCAATTTATCATTAACAGAAGTTTTAAAAGTCATTGTTGAGGTTTTAACATTTACAGGTATTATCTCATTTGAACTAGGATTAGTTTTGCTTGGTCTTTCCATCCAAACATATTCTGATAATAGTAATTGCTCAAAGTATTCATTTGCAAACTCAGGATAGTATCCTGAACTTAAAACGTGAGATTGTTTTGCTTGTGTATTAAATACCTTGTTTGGTGCATCACTTATTGAGTATGTTGCATTTGTATCACTAGGGTAGGTTATGGTATTAGATTTAAAATTTTCGTTTGTTCTAGCTATTGATTTTACTTCCTTTAAGAAAAACCATAAGTCTTGCTGAGTACCATACTTATTAATAAAAATTATCTTCCTGCCTGCTCCATATTTTGTACAATCAATTCTTTTTATCTCAACATTAATTCCATCTAATGTTATGCTTGTAGCATTTGTAGCAAATGAATCTGCAGACAAACTAGCATCAGTTTCAATATAAGGTATCTTGCCTTGCTTACCTATTGGTGCAAATATTGTAAAAGATGCAGGTGATGTATAATTATTAGCAGCTATTAATATCGTTGGTTCTGATCTATTTCCTGTAAAAAATGGATTTACACCCTCATCAAATGTTCCATAAGATTCAAAACCTCTATCTGTAAAAGTTGAAGCACTACCTACTATTGCACCTGTACCATTTAGCCCTGCATAATTAGTTATAGATGTAACAATAGAAACGTTCTGAGTTATGTAATTACTATCATATTGGATTTCTAAATAATCCCTTGCTAATTCTGATATATCAAAATTAACTGCAGTTGATGGTGCTACATTTTTTACTAATGTATATGCTGGAGTTGATGCACCATTTATTGTAATAGTACATACAGAAGAAAGTACCCCTGTTGCAGGTATTTCTTTATGTTTGAATTGTGGGCTTCTTAATGCTATATCTGCCATTGTTTATTTTTTTTGTGCTAATAATATTGAGTTCTCAACATCTAACGTAAACGAGTTTATTAATTCTATTGGTAATCTTTCTAATGCAGCTTTAAATGGTTTACTAAAAAACATAGTAGCCTTTATACCTTTGTTCTTAATGCTATTGGCTAAAATATATCCCATTGATTCATACGTTCCAAATCTTCCTTTTTTATCTCTAGGTTGTAGCTTCCTGTATCTTGCCCATTTAGAAAATATCTTTGTTTTATATTCAAGCCCTTTTAAATTACTACTTGCCTTGTAAGAAAATGGTGTGTTTTTGTTTTCTAAATAATTACTTTTTACACCCTTAACCCCTCTATCTTGAAAAGCACCATAATCTTCCATAAAAAAATCAATGATAAAACCATCACCTGATTCTTCTATATTATAACCTAGAGAATTGTATAATTCATTAGTGTAATTTTTTCCCCCTTTAGTTAAATTACTTCTAGATTGTTGAATGATATAATTACCAAACTTTTTTAATTCTTTGTCTACTTCATTAAATTCCATTAGCAAATATAAATATCATTGTAAATCTTAATATTCATTGTTGCAGTCCATCCTGCTAATTGGTTTTCAAATCTATCGTAAAAAGGATCTAAACTTGGGCTACCATCTAATTGGTACATATCAGTATGCAGGTTACCCATCCTGAGCTTCTGTATTAACTTATTTAAGACTGCTAGCTGAGTGTTTAATATATTCTGAACATCATTGTTACCTGTAAATATATCTGTTGTTTCTAGCTTTGATTGGTTTACAATATCACAGGCTAAAATACTAATATTAAAATCTAAGGTTTGTTCATTCACAACTACATTATTAACTATAATATGAGATAATGGGAACATATCCTGCTTTCCTAGATTGATATCTGTAATATCCCCTGTAGTAACCGTATTAACATTTATGTCTGTTAATAGATTCGTTTTAATTGTTTCCGTTAATTGATAGAAACCTCTGATACCCTGATTACTCATTTAGATTTGTTTTTAATTTATATGATATACCTGCCAATACAACTATTAAAAATATTGGTAATATATTTAGATGTGTTTCTCCACATAATCCTAGTAAGTGTTTTACAAATTCTATCATTTAAAATTCTTTTTTATCTGGTTTGCTTCTAGTTCTGATTTTTCTTTCATATATTCTAAAGCATACAGGCATTTATGTACGTTTAATTTAGTGATATCTTCAAGTCGTCTAACATCGTTTTGAGCGAGTGCAGAGAAGATGCTTTGATACCATCCATATTTTCTAGAGAAGTTTGCTGATCCATCCAATCTTCCATCTGATGATCCTCCAAACAATCCATCATAACCTTTGATAAGTCTATCCCTAAATTGTACAAAAAAAAAATAGCACCAAAAACCACATCCATAGGGATTTCTTCTAGCTTGTCTTTTGCATCTACATCATATTCTTTAATAAGGTATTTATCACCTATGCTTTCTTTTATTGGTCTATAAAGCACATTCATAGCAATATGCATATTTTCCCAATCACCCATATAAGTATCTAAGTCTACATATTCACCTAAAGATATTTCATCTAGATTAGGTATCACACCATACTCAACACCTGATAGTTTAAATCTTCTTATTAGTTGAGGTTTATCTTCAAACATCTTATTTAAAATATTTACAATCCTATCTGCATCAGTAAGTTTTAAAAGCCTTACACTTTCTAAATCTAGATTACAAAATATTTCAATCATCTTACATTGCAAGAAATAAGAATCCTCATTGTTTTTTTGTATTTTAAGAAACTTATTATACTGCTTTAATGATATTTCTGATAGATCACTAGGTATTGTTAATTTTAATTTCATATCTGTATAACGTATTTAATTTAATTTTTTATTTGAATAAAGGTAATAAAAAAAAGGTAGCCATTTCTGACTACCCTTTTATAGATATTATTATCCCTACATAATAACATCATATATTTTTAATCCTACAACATACTAGCTTCAAAACAAGTACCTGAACAATAACCATCATCTGTTTCTAGTGGCTTACCACATTCTGAACATTCATATTCTTTCTGCTCGTGTGGATTTAAACAATCATACCATTCCATATCTTATAATTTTTTTATTTCTTGTTTAACTTCTTTCCAAAAAGAATAGCTATCTAGTTGGTAAATTTTTAATATCTCATCTACACAAATTAATGCACATTGTTTAGCATCGCTTTTATCAGCATTCCAAGAATATTCTTTTACTAATTCTTTTGCTTTTTCTTTTGGTATCATATATTAAAAATTAAACCTATTAATAATCTACCTACGAAATAGCTTGGTGCTAAAATTAATACTAATGTCTGTAATTTTTTCATCTGTTCTGTTATTAAAATTTATTTCTTGAATTTGCTAATATCTGAAACTTTTCTTTTTGACTACCTAAAAGCCTACCACAAATAGGGCTGATTTCTGTATAAACTTCTGTACCTTTTTTTATGATCTTATTTTTATACTTAATATCTTTTTTTAATACTTCTAATTCTCTATTAGTAAAACCAAACTTTTTCTTGTCTGTTGTTTCTAAAATTTCTTTAGCTACTAATTTGTAACCAATGTAATATTCTTTTGTGTAACCCTTTATTTCAAACATCTTGTTCTGTTTTTAAAGGGAGGTTTTACCCTCCCATTGTTTTTATATTTTTGTTAAATCTATTGGATTTTTATAAACTCTATTTCCCACTGCGTAACCTGCATTCCAAAGTTCTTCTCCTGACCCTAAAGAAACTACTGTATAGTATTCTTCATTCTCACTAACTATTTTTTCTGTATAAACTGATAGCCCTTTGTTATAAGTTATTGTTTTGTCTTTCCAAATAATTGCATCCATAATTGCTCTGTTGTTATAATTAATAATATTCAAATATAACATTATTTATTTAATTAACAAAAAATTTAATAACTTTTTTTAATGTAAAGTATATTTACCGAAGTTTGGTTTGCTTAATACTGAATAAGTAGCATAGCGACAGGCATCGATTATATGGTTATGCTTATCAATAGGTTTATTAATCATTTTACCACTCCTATCTTCTTGCCATTTGTAGTTTCTAAATTCCTGTATTGCATTATGGCTATCTTTTAAGATATGTATTTTAAATCTTTTTAATAGATCTATCCCTGCATTTATACTATCAGCACCTTTTAAACTTGGTCGTACATTCCAGCCCATCCTACGCAGTTCTTCAATCAATCTAGGCTCTGCTGAATCAAAATATATTGTTTGCCTTTCTATTCCAACTTCTTTCCATTTCTTATGTATGTCTAATGTAGTCATTTGAGTTTGATACAAATGTTCTTTAACATAAAGGTCATAGTCTTTTCTATAAACAGAAACTAAACTCGTGGGGTCATTGGTATATCCTGCATCTGCACCAAAGCTGATAAACTCAGCATCTTCAGGAATTTGATTTACCTCAACATAACTAAATATAGTTGATTTACTGATTCCCTTTATACCAAGTCCGTAGATTTGCCAATATTGTTCATCAGTATATTTTAGTCTTTCAATTTCTTCCTTAATGCTATCGCTAAGGAAACTATTATCCAAATAAGTAGTAATGTTAAAATCGGCATCTTGTCTAGGTATTACCTTGTCATAAATCCAATGGTATTCATCTGATGGATTAAAGTCAAGAATTATTTTTTCATCTGTCCTAAATATTAATTGTTGCCAATCTTCATAATCAAGTTCATTGGCTTCATTTATAAATAGTAAGTTTCTTTTTCTACCTCTAACTTTTTGTGGTTGATCTAAAGAAATAAATTCTACTAGATTTCCATTTATCTTGTATTCGTGATTTGATTTATTATGATTAGCTTCAAAGTAGCAATTATGTATTTTTAATATATCTAAAAAATCCCTCATTACAGATGCCCTAACTGATGGGAATGTTTTTCTACATATTGTTATTGTCTTTCCTGTATTCTTTAATGAATAATGAAATATAATATAAAGCAAGATATTGTACGTCTTGCCTGATCTTGTTCCACCTTGTTCTATTGATATCTTTTTATTAGACTTTAAAAGGTGTTTAAAAACTACGTTAGTCTTTATTTTCAATTATCTCAATTTCAAAGTGTGATGGCATTCCGTCTGCTCCTGTTATTTCTTGCCTTTCAACATAACCCCTTTTCTTGCCTTTTGTCTTTAAATAGAATATAGTTGCTGCAGTTGAATCTGCTGCTATCTGTTTATGTAATTGACTTTCTGCAAAGTCTAAAGCTACGTTCTCTATTTCCTGTACTGCTTTTGCAAACATTTCATCTTCCTTTAACCATTTGTAATATGTACTTCTAGGTATATCTGCTTTCTTACAGGCAACAGTAACAACACCTAAACTTTGTTCTAGTGCTGCTAATAGTGATTCTTTTTTAATATGTCTACTTTCGTTCATTATAGATTTAATTTTATTGTAAACTCATTCGCTTTCCTTTTAACATTTGAAATCATAGATGGGTATAATTTAATCAAATCTTTGATAGCTTTTTTTTCCATTTGAATAGTTCTATAATCTTTACATCCACCATCTTTTCCCCAATGGTCATTTTCCCAATGCAAATATCTTATAGCTAAAATCCCACCTTTGTCTTTTATATGTCTTAAGCAAATTTCATAATCTTCTTTAACAGGAAAATTCTCATCAAAATAATATTCTCCATCATTTATTATTCCCATTAAGGATGCAGTAACATAACTTCTAGTTAGAATAGGTTTATAAGGATATGTTCCTCTAGGTGAGCTTTCAGTTCTTGTACCCCAAATTTTATACCCCATTTGTTCGCTTAAATCAAAAAACTTCAAAAATTCTTCCATCCAAAACCCCTCATCCCTAACTTCTATTTTTTTAGTATTTCTTTTATCTAGAAAATTATATCCAACATTCTTAGCATCATCATCTAACATCACCACCCATTTTTCATCTGTATTTTCTAATATCCAATTTCTAGTGTTTGTAATACCCCTTACTTCTTTTGGCACACAAACAATATTTTTTATTAAATCTTTATACTGATGGTATTCGCTTTCAGGAATAAAAAAAGTAGAATTAGGTAATATCTTATTTGTTGTGGTAAGTCCTGCTCTACCTTTACTTGGTACTGCTATCAGCATCTTTTATTCTTTTTTTAAATTCATCCCAATATAATACTCGCTCTAAACTAACTGCATCAAAACCACTTCCTTTTTTATATCCACCTCTACGCACCATTTTTAGCTTTAAAGTTTCCTTTAATTCTTCCCAATCAACAGAATTTGGCTCTGCCATTATAAGTATGTATTCTTTTGGTGGCTCTAATTGAACAGATTGTGGTAATTCAATATCATCATCTTCTTCTAGATCATCAATAGCATTATCAATATTTAAATCTAAACCCCAATCTTCTAATAAATCAGTATCCCAATCATTAGCTAAAATATCCCAATCCCATTCACCAAATCCCACATTGTCTTTAATAATAAATTCCTGTGCTTTTTTTTCATCCAAATCATCTGCTTGTATAATATAGACTTCTTTTAATCCTATTTCCTTACAAGCCTTGTATCGCATATTACCACCTAGTATAATATTATCCTTATCAACCACTATTGGTCTAAGTGATAACATTTCAGGAAATTCTTTTACACTATTAACAAGTTTTTGAAACTTATGCTTGTTTATAAATCTAGGATTTGCATCATTTTCTTTTATTGATGATATGCTTACCTTTTGTATTTTAGCTTTAATCATTGTATTAAATTTTCTCTAAGGTACAAAAAATTTATTTTCTGTATATTCTAGTAATTACTAATTGAAATATTCCAAAGTAAACAACAATGTCTTCTTCGTATATTTTTTCATCTTCAAAAGGGTAATGTCTTACACCAAACAAAACTCCTTTAAAAACTCCTGCTTTAATTTCATAACGTAATAACTCCATAATATATAATTTGTAGTATAACGTTTTTAAAATTACTTTTTACAACTAAGCACAAAACACATTAAAACGTGCCTTGTACAACTGTTAGCAACAATTAAAGGCTATCAAAGTAGTCGTCTATCAACTCGT